ACCACTACAACAAGCGGAACTCCAACGCTTAATGTAAACAGTAGTGGAAATGTGCCAATAAAGAAAAGTGATAACACAGATTTAGCTATTGGCGATCTTGTTGCTGGCGGTTACTATGAGTTTGTATATAGCTCATTAAATAATTATTGGTTGGTTTTAAATCTATCCGCTATAACCTCACAAGACGCTCTACTAACAACTATCCTTGGCGGTTTGTACCCAGTAGGAAGCTTGCTAACAACTACTTTAGCAACTGATCCAGGCACTGCTGGTTACTTCTTTAGCGGTATTACGTTTGGTACTTGGGAAGCTTATGCTCAAGGTCGTACCATTGTAGGTATTGCTTCTGATGCAACTTTATCATCTGGTGGAATTACTAGTGACGTTGCTACGTTTGTAACAGATGCGGCGCATAACTTATCAGTAGGTAGTCAGGTTGAAATAGTTAGCGTATCTGGTGCTGTTAGCCCTGTTGGAACCCACTACGTCACAGCAATCCCAACCACTACGTCATTTAGCTTTGCGCTTGTTGGAGGTGATGAGACCTTCACTGGCTTTACAGTAGCATCATTAGCTAAGAATATTGCCTTTGATGCAGCCCAAGAAATCGGTGGTGAGTCTAGTCACACATTGACGAAAGAGGAAATACAGCACATTCATGCTACAGGTACTTTTTCTGGAACAAGTAATGATGTCTATTATCCTATTCTGTCATTAAGAAACGACACGTCCTACCCAAATGTTCCTGCTGATACATTCCCAACAGGGTTAGGCCAGCACACAATGAACTTGAGGTGGATTGATGGTGAAGGTGAGAAGGCTGAATATGCAAATAAAACTATTGGCAAAGACGACTCCTCAGCAACTCAGACAGCTCCGTTGTATCAAGATAGTCATGTTGCGTCCATTCCCCACAACAACTTGCAGCCATACATAACTACTTACATCTGGAAACGCACAGTATAGGATTAGTCAATGCCATTTGAAACTGATAAAGGCGGTGGTTTTAAGATAGATGCTTCTGATCTTCTAAAGACTGGCGTGTACCCAGAACGATTTGATAGACAGATTCCATTTTGGGAAACTGTAAACGGTGTTCAGTATACTGAGTTTGGTATGCGAAGAAAGGCTGGACGAGAAGAGCTTAGTGAGGGTCAAGAAACTTTTACCTCATTAACTTCAAATGTAACGCAAGTTTTTAGCGATATGCCTTATACAATTTTCGTGAACCCAAATTACTCAGCTTACGTTTTTTACCTGTATGTAAAATTTGATATTCCTTTTCCTGGCAATGCTGGCGATCAAATTAAACTAACAGGATTTGCAAATATTGCAACCAACATACTATTTACTCAAACTGAAAAAGATTGGTTTGAAATAAATAAAACTTGGACTATAGACAGGGTAATAACAACGGGTGCTTACGCAAACAGCGTTAGAATAAAAGTTGCAGACACTTTTAATGATGATGATTTTAATGCTGTAGAAGACCCTAATACTCTTGAGCCTTTATTTCCTTATAACGCTTATCCTAGTGGATGGCCGAATAGTGACTTTGTTTTGGATGGAGGTCAAACTGCCGGATACAGGAGCTCAACTACAAGCACAGCAATAAGAGGTATTACAGCTACAAGAGAGTATGAAGACAGGGTTTGTTATTTTGCAGACTTAACATCTATAAAGTCTTACAGAGAGATAACTCAAGAGACAGCATTAGTAGGAAGCGGTTATAACCTTCTTCAAAGTTCAGCAGCTACCACTTGGGATGTAGACTCAACTTCATGGGATGCAAGTCTCGGAGTAACTGTTTGGGATTCAGCTGCAAACGAATCAGACCAGTGGGACTTTGAAACTTTTGGCTCTTTTGTTGTTGGCGCAAAAGGATCAAGTAAACCGGTAATTAAAAAGAACAACGTAAACTTTAATACGTTCTACAACGATCAAGTCAGTGGCGCAACAATCCTATCAACAAATACAGGTGGTGCTGGTTACAGTGTAGGCGATACATTAACAACAACTGTATCTCCTGCTGGAGGTAGTGGATTAACTGCTACAGTAACAGAGGCTAGTGCTGGCGTAATAACAGCGTTTAAGATAACAGACTTTGGCTCTGGTTATGCAAGTGGAGATGTAATTACTTTTTCTGGCGGCACAACACCTGCCACAGCAACCTTAACAGTTCCTAACATCGACTTTGATTCGCTAGAGTGCTTTCACCGTCAAGGCCCGCACATGCTTGCGTTTAACTACACTAAGGGCGATGTAGATTACAGTACAAGCTTTGCATGGTGTAGCGCAGATAACCTAGACGACTGGGTAGGAACAGCAATAAACACTGCTGGTAGCTTGTTAATTCGTGAAGCCGAGACTCCCATACGCTGCGTAGCACAGTTAGGTAATGGATTAGCGGTTTACACAGAAACTCAAATGTTTGTAGTTAATTATGTTGGCCTGCCTAACATCTTTGGCTATCAAGTAGCGTTAGAGGGTAGTGTTGGAGCTGTATCACCTAACTCAGTTATTTCTGTTGGTCGTCAAAACTATGGCGTAAGCAGAGATGGATTCTTTGTTACTGATGGATCTTCTGTGAAGATGATTGGCCGTGAAAGCGGTATGAACCAATTCTTTAGAGATGAGATTGCTCAGTCAGAGCTTTCGCAAGTTTATGGCTTTGATAACTCAAAAGAAAATGAAGTTGTGTGGGGCGTACCATTAAACTCTAGCAGCATAACTAAAGAAATTTATTATAATTACAAAACTAATCAGTGGGGAATGAGAGATTCTTCAATATCAGCTTACTTAGATAGAGGTGTGTTTCAAACTGCATTATCAGGTAATAACAGTGGATCTTTGTTTAGAGAGGGTAATACTGAATCATTAGCTAATCCGAATGTATTTGCAATCACTAAAGCTCACGATCTTAACGATGCTGATCGTATTAAAGAAATATCAGCTATCCGAGTAGGTAAAGAGGGAGAAGGGAATCCAACACTTTCTGTAGGGTTCTCAAGCACTATTGATGCCACTCCAACATTCTTACAAAAAGATAGCTTTATTATTGACGACACATTCAAGAGCTTCCCAATTAGAGCTGCCGGTCGATACATCACAGTTAAAATCGAAAGCAATGGCTCTTCTGACAGCTGGACAATTACTAACCTAGTGGTTCAAGGTCGAATGGAAGGTGAGCGATAATGGCTAATCTTCCAGCAGACTATAACAGGCCGGTACTTGAGGACGAGCTAAGAAGGCTTAATCAAAGAATTGATGACATGAAGACGTTGTTAACCTTTATTCCTGTTGTTGCGCCTGTTGTAGATCCCAAGATCGGCATGATTATGTATGCTGATGGTGAAGAGAATAATTTTAACGGTCACAGGGGTAGAGGGCTTTACCGCTATGACTACTTAAACAAAGATGTTGACAACGATTTAGGATGGATTAGGTTTGCAAGCGCTGACACAGAACCTTACGTTTTAACAGGCAATACTGGCGAGACTCATGTTTATGATTACTTGTCTGACTTTTTGCTTGTAAAGCACTCAAGAACATCAATTGGCACATGGACTGTTGCCTTGCCAGATCCAAGCGTACAGAAATACAGAACAGTTAGAATAGTGTCTGATGATTCTACAGACGCTAACCATAAAGTTGCTCTTGATCCAGGTGCGTTTACAATAGATGGCAGCACAGCAGATTACGAGATAAACAGGAACTTTGAAGGTGTCACTTTATTTAGCGACAGTGCAAACTGGATAATAATACAGGCGAAAGACAAGTAGCGAGAGAGAGAGAGATGAATCCAGTAGTAGCAGATATAAAGAAAGAATGGGGTTGGGTAGGATTTGGAATAAATGAAATCCTTAATCAGTTCCACTGGTTTGAGTACAGGGCTGAAGATGTTTACTCAGCCTGTGTAAATGGATCGGCAGTATTGTATAAGACCGATGATGGCTTTGCGATATTTGTAATAGAGATTCACCCTTTAACAGAAGAAAGAACATTCTTGTGCTGGCTTGCTGGAGGCAAAGGAAAAGGTCTAGGATTGGTTAAGCAGCACTTTGATTTCTTTTGTGAAGAAGGAAGACGAATAGGATGTACAAGATTTAAAACAAGAACAGCCATAGATGGATTAGATAGTATGTTTACAGGTATGGGGTTTAGATGTGATATGAGAGATTTTAGTTACGATTTAGCGGATAAGTCCGCATTAGGAGAATAGCATGGGTGGCGGCAGCAGTACACCAGCAAATACAACAACAACAAGTAAACCATTTCCAGCGCAGGAAAAGGCTTTAACTGAATTATTTGGAATGTCTCAGGCCGCATTTGATGCTGGCCCACAACAATTCTATCCAGGTCAGACAGTAGCAGATCAAGGCTTTAATACTATAGCTGGTCAACAACTAGGTCTTGATGCTGCCGGTATTCAAGGCGGACTTGGAATGCAAGCTGCTCAGAACTTGAGTGCAGCGTTCGATCCTAACTCAGCGCAAAGCCAAGCGGTCATTAACCCTTTAGTTGCTAATTTACAAAGCCAGATCCTTCCTGGAATTGGCAGTCAAGCTATCCAACAGGGTGCATTTGGCGGTGATCGACAGCGCATCCAAGAGCAGAGTGCTGCTGAGGCTACAGCAGGAGCCGCTACACAGGCTATCTTGCGTAATCAACAGAATGCCATTCAGAACCTTGGCAGCGTCCAGAGCGGCCTTTTAGCGCCTGCTAGGACTGTATCTGCCGTTGGTGCTCAGCAGAATGCTTACGAGCAAGCTCTTATTGACGCTGATAGAGAGCGCTTTAGATTCCAGCAAGAAGCTCCTGAAACTGCACTTGACCGATTGGGTAGCCGTATTAGCGGTATTAACCTTGGCCAAATTAATAACAGTACTAGCAGTGGTGGTGGTGGTAATAGCGCAGCTACAGCAGCGGGTGGTGCAATAACCGCTTACGGTTTATTTGGCGGAGGTAATTCGTAATGGGTTTTAGTCCTACCAGATCATCTAATAAGAAAACACCCAAAGCATTGACTGACATGCAAAGGCAGTATGAGGCTGAAACTGGCAGCACAATGTTTTCTCGGCCAAAAAGTCCATATGGGGGTCGCAACCCTCAAAGAAGAAAATCTGAAAGACAAGCTTATGCTTCTTGGGAAAAGACGACTGCTGGCATGAACGCTGGCAAAGACCGCTTTAACGCAATGATGGCTAATCGTAGCCAGAATCCTGTATTAGGTCAGACTCAAGCAGGAATGAGTGGCTTTGATAAGTATCAAGCAATGCAGGCTGGAAAGGATAATCTTAAAACTAATCCAAGAGGACGGTCTCTTCCTGGTGGCTTTTATTCAGATGTAGCTAACCTTGTTCTTGGCGGTCTGACACCTAGGGCTGATAATAGCCAAGCAGGCTACGATAAGTTCCAAGCAATGCAGGCTGCTAGAGATGCAGTTAAAAGCAATCGTGGTTATAATCCTGCCTTGGAAGCCTTTAGTGATATTCTTGCCGCTAAAGGAGATCCAAGGTCAATTTTTTCAGGCGCAGTAGAAAAGTATAGAAATAGAAATAGCGGCCAACAACCAGGCTACGATAGGTTCCAATCACAAATGGGAGCTAACCCATTAATCCTCCAGCAGCTACAGATGGGGCAAAGACAAATGGGGCCACAATTTAATGCCTTTGGTTTTGGCGCACAGCCAGGATTAGCCGCTCAAGGTGGTCAAGGTGGTAGTATGCTTGCGAATATGTCTAGTCAAGGTATGAATCAACTTGCAGCAGGTCAGCAAAATAACCCAACAATATTTAAAGCGAAGTCTTAATGTTTAAATACTTTAAGTTAGAAGATTTTAGTTGCCAAGAAACAGGCGTAAACGGCATTAATGTTGAGTTTGTTTCAAAGCTAGATGAGCTAAGGGAAGCCTGCGGTTTTCCTTTTATCATTACTTCTGGTTATAGAGATCCTAGTCACAGCATTGAGGCTAAGAAGTCTAAACCAGGAACTCACGCTCAAGGCATTGCAGCAGATATAAAAGTAACAGGTGGAGCGCAAAGAATGGCAGTTGTGGAACACGCTGTTAAATTAGGCTTCACAGGAATAGGCGTGGCAAAGAGCTTCGTCCATGTTGATATAAGAGAAACCACACCAGTTGCTTGGTGTTACTAATAGGATAATATTATGGCCCCTTGGCTAATACCAATACTTTTAGGCGCTGTTGGTGGCGCAGCATCAAATCCAGATGATCGTCTTCGTGGCGCATTACTTGGTGGTACTTTAGGTGCACTTACTGGCGGTTTAGGTGCTGGCGCAGGAGCCGCTGCGCAAACAGGTAGTCAAGCCGCAGTTCAAGCAGGTGGTCAAGTCGCAACAACGGAAGCAGCTAAAAGCCTAGCACTTCAAGAGGCTTCTAAACAAGCTGCCTTAGAGTCAGCTAAGCAGGTAGCAGCTAAAGAGGTTGCAACAGAAGCAGCCAAGCAAGCAGCAACAGAAACGGCAAATCAGGTTGCTGGCGATCAATTACTTCAAAATGCTGCAACTAGAGATGCTGCAAACTTTGTGGGCCGGTCTGGCGGTCAGGTGTCTTTGAATCCACAGGCGGCTATGGATTTAACAGCTCAAGGACAAATGACTCCTACCGTTCAGGGTATTCAAGGCGGAACAGCTAATCCAGCGACTACGACAAGACCTGAAATCTATAACATAATGGATAACGCCACAGAGGTTAAGCCAGGATTGTTTGATAGCTTTAGAAGTAATGACCTTGGTGTATCACAAAACCCTGGATCTACTTATAATAGCCAAATTCCACAAAGCCAAATGAATCAAAGTTTACGATCTTCGCCGACTAATACCGGACTTGATTTTGGCCAAGCTGGTGAAAGATTTGGCACAGCGGTAAAAGAAAACCCTATGGAGACAGCGCAGTTTACTTCTCAAATGTTAGGCGGAGATCAACAGCAGCAACAAGCAGCACCAGTATATGCAGCTCCTATAGAGCAAGGCGGAGGTATGCCAGCACCACCTTCTATAGAAGAAAGGCTAGCAATGACTGGTGGCAACGAGCCTTCTTTTGTTCCTAGAGGTTTATTTGAAGAGGAAAGAACTGTACTGGATGATGAAGAGCGATTAAAAATAATGAACCAACAATTTAGATCGGCGGGACTAGTATAATATGGCTATCCAAGATGATTATCAGAAAAGACTTAATGAAGCTGTGAGAGCAGAACGGCTTGCATTTGAAGCATCTCAAAATCCTGTTGCACCTGTTGCATCTCTTCCGCCTAGAGATGTCAGAGCGGAACGACTTGCCTCTGAAGGTGTTACTCAGCCTCAGCCAAACCAGATGCCAACAGCACAAAGCCTTCAAGCTGATGTCAACAACATTAAAAGCTTAGCTGCTCAACAAGATGCAGCACTTCAAGCGCAACAATTGGCAGCACTACAAGCTCCGAATCAAAAGTTCCTAAATAAAGGTCAAACCTTTATGGATGCTTTTAAAAATCCAGGCGCAGGTCAGAGACAGTTTGCTATTAAGGCAGGGCTCTCTTTACTGTCTAGCGGTGGAACTAGAGATCTATCGCAGCGCATTGGTCATGCTTTAGGTGCTGGCGTACAAGGTATGCAGGCAGAAAGAGAGAAGGCTTTAAGTAAAGAGCAGCAGCTATCCAAATTAAAATTATCTAGCCTCAAAGCTAAAAGAGACGCTGCAATACAGAACTTTGGATTTAATCGACAGTTAACTGGTGAGGCAAGAGCTGAAAGCGGTGAGGTAAGAGCTGAAGAAGGTAATGTAAGAGCTGGAGAGGCTAATGAAAGAGCCAAGCGTAAACTTGCAATCCAAGAGCAAGGTCTTATTTTTGAAGAGCAAGATAGAGCGTTAAAGCAAGATAAAGAAAACCAATTAAGAAGCAGGAACAATCTATCAGTTGAGCAATATAATAAAAATTCTAGGATCCTTACTGCTCGTGATGCGGTAATATCTGCTCAACGAAATGGCCTTACAAATGAAATGATTAATGCTATGAGGCAAGCTAGAGTTTTAGCAGAAGAACAGGGTGTACCAGAAGGAGAGGTATCTTCTTATCTAAAATCTATGGTGGAGCAGCAACTTGGTAAGGCTACAGTACCAAACGAGTTTTATAATGCTCCCTTTATTAAGCAGTTAGAGTTAGCTTCTAACGAGCTATATAGTGCTACTGGAGAGCGTGACTTTAACTCACGATCATTTGCTGATATATATACAGGGCAAAGTCCAGACTACAAAACAGATGCAAGCGGAAATGTAATTGAAGATTCACAAGGCAAACCAATTCCCGCAGTAACTGAGCTTGTAACAAAAGAACAGATTGATGCTGTGGCAGCTGCTTATAGAAAGCAAGACCCAAGCTTGAGTATGTCTGAAGCAAGAAATATAGCAGCAGAAATGTTAAGAAACCGAACAAAACCTTAAACAGGATATGTAAATGGCAATCAATTTTGACGCTGAAGCGTTCGCTGCGGCTAACCCAGTAATTGAAGAAGATAAATTTGACGCTGAAGCATTTGTTGCGGCCAACCCATTAGAAGGCCCACCAGATCCACTTATCCCAGTAGACCCTGACTTAGGAGGCACATCGCCTCCTTTTTCAGATATGTCTAATACAGGTTTAGTTGAGAATCCTGCTTTTGATATATCACAAGAACAGTCGGAAGAAGATGTTTTTAGCAATTTAATTCAGGGAACCGCTTCGGAACCAGAAGACCCA